CGACGAGCTCTACGGTGCCTACCTCGCCTGCCCGTGGGCAGGTGACTGTGTCGATGTCATCGCCCGCACCGTCACTGCCGGCGGCGTCACGATCGCCCCGGAGATGGACGAGGACGCCGCCCAGACACCGAAACCCACCGCCGAGGTGGTCGCCGCGCAGACGTTGCTGGACTTCGTCAACCCGCGTGAGGACATCGTCCAGCTGGCCCGCGGCTCGATCGCCGACGAAGGCGTGTTCGGCGACGCGTTCCTCGAAGTCGTCTGGTTCGCCGCAGTGCCGGTCGCGATCTACTCTCTCGACGCGCCGAGCATGATCCCGCTCGCCGACGAGCACGGCACCATCTACGGCTACACCCAGAACCTCGACCCGAGCCGCACCGTCGACTTCGACCCGCACGAGGTCATCCACGTCTCCCTCGACGCGCCCCGAGGCGGCCTGTACGGGGTCGGGCCGACGCAGAAGAACATCATCCCGATCACCGCGTGGCTGTTCACCGCCGGACTGCTCAAAGAGACGATGCGCAAGGGCAACCCGTCCGACATGCACTTCGACTACCCGCTTGAGGTGTCGCAGAAGGACATCGACCGCGACATCGCCAAGTACATGGTGCAGAACGTCGGCATCGCCAACCTGGGCCGGCCGAAGGTCACCCGCGGTGGCGCGACCGCCACCGAGCTCGCGGTGAACTCGATCAAGGACTACGTCGAGACGCTGAACAACCTGCGCGACACGATCGTGTCCGGCTACGGCGTCCCTCCGTCCAAGGTCGGGATCATCGAGTCGGGCAACCTGGGTGGCGGCACCGGCACCGAGCAGGACAAGACGTTCCGGGTCAACACCTGCGGCCCGATGGGCGCGGCGTGGCTGGAGAAGGTCACCTTCCACCTGCTGCGGGAAGGGTTCGGCGTCGAGGGTTGGCGCGCCCAGTTCGGCGAGATGGACTGGCGGGACGACAAGACCGTCGAGGACATCCGTGACATGCGGGTGCGCAACGGGTCCTGGACGATCAACCGGGCCCGCGCCGACATCGGTGAGCCCGCTGCCGTGGGTGGCGACGAGCCGGTGCTGGTCGACCGGCAGAACATGGTACTGGTCCGTGACCTTGCCCCCTACTCGAAGGCTGCGGTGGCCGCGCTGGCCGCGAAGGGCGAGCAGGTCCAGACGACCTCGATCCCTGCCCCGCAGGAGTCGGTGGTCGAGAACGCGTCCGGTGTCATGGTCGCGCTGTTCCCGCCCGCCGACGTCGCTGCCTCTCTCGCGGTCGATGACGGGCTGGACTTCTCCGAACTTCACCTGACTCTGGCTTACCTGTCCGGTGACGGGGTCGACGTCGACGCGCTAGAAGCGGTCGTGCGCGCCTGGGGGCTGACCACGCCGCCGATGGAGATGACCGTCTCCGGGGTGGGGTTGTTCGCCGGCGTGGACGACGTCCCGCCGGTCACCTACGCCAGCGTCGACTGTGCCGCGTTGCCCGCGGCCCGGCAACGGCTGGTGGAGATGCTCACCGCAGCCGGCCTGCCGGTCTCGACCGCTCACGGGTTCACTCCGCACATGACCTTGGCCTACGCCGATGTCATCGCGACCGCACCGCGCGAGGTGGTGTCGTTCGACGCTGGGTCGGTGTCGGTGTGTGTGGCTGACCGCCGCACTGCCTACCCGATGGTGGGTGCGCCCGCGACCGAGGCGGAGCTTGCTGCCGCGGAGGCGTGGACGCGGGACTACGAGACACGACGCGCGCAGGCGTTGGTGGAACTCTGATGTGGTGGCTGCCGCAGATGGTCGCCGAGCATGCCGAGCAGGTCGCCGCGCCGACCGTCGTTGCTGCCCGCCCTGAGGAATACGTCACCCCGAAGGTCGGCGGCACCAACGACCCAATGCTCGACGCGCTCATCGACCTCACCAACGAGGTGAGTCCGCTGGTCGCCTGCCGGATCCTGTTCGCCCGCTACCTCGAAGTCGACAGCCCGCAACCCCTGGCCAGCGACGAGACGCACAACCCGTGCCCAGACGGTCACTCCGACACGTTCGACTGGCTGTCTCCCCGTAACACGATGCACCAGCTGTGCCGACGTTGCGGACGGCCGGCGTGACCTGCCCGTTGTGTTACGCGTCGCTCGACGGCGCGGTTGACACCGGGTCGGGTGTGCAGTGCCCGTCGTGCAATCACTTGTGGCGTATCGCTGACGGTGTCGTGTGTGCGACCAACCCGCGTCGTGACGGCCCGCTCACTGCCGAGGGTGCCGCCGCACTGGTGTCGAAAGAGGTGGCCCGATGATCGCTCTCGCGTTGCTGGTCGTGCTCTGCTGGCTCGGTGCGGTCGTAGCCGCGATCTACGGTCTGTCCCGACTTGCCGAGACGTCGCTGTTCACCTGGGAGGACGACGAATGAGCGCCGCTGGTACCACCGACGACCCGAACGACCCGCGCCTGACTCGTGGCGTCGACAACGCCCCGCGCGAGCAGAACGAGGTCTACCTCGTGCTCAGCGACGAGGAACGCGCCAAGGGTTTCGTTCGGCCGCTTCGCCGCAAGTACGTCCACCACTACTGGCTCGATAGCCGCACCGATCCACTTCCTGTCGTGCTCACAACGCTGGACGGTCTCGGCGGATGCGGTGCGCTGACGACGATGGGCCTTGCACTGTGCGAGACCTATGCGCGCGACCCGAACTTCTACGGCGCCACGTACTGCGTCGGCTGCGAGATGCACCGTCCGGTCAGCGAGTTCCGATGGGATGAGGACGGCGCGGTCGTCGGCTCATGAACACGGCGTTCGCCACTGGCTACGCCGAAGACGGCATCCTCCCCGTCCCCGCCTGGGTCAAGGCCATCGCTGAAACCGTCGTCACCCTCCCCGACGCGACCGCGACCCACGCCGGACGGCTCGAAGGCCGTAGGGCGGGGCTCGAGAGACGCCGCCAACGCCTCTACGCCGCGCACCGTGCCTCACTGCTCACCTACTCCGCCGCCCTCGCCGCCGCGGTGAACGCCGACGACCTGAACGACCAGCTGCAACAGCACGACCGCAAGGACCGCAGAGCCGTCGCGCTCGCCGTGCTGATGCGCACCATGCTCACCACCGACGGGCTGACCCTCGGATGGCATCGCGCCAACGCCGCCGCCTACGCCGACGCGACCGCCGAAGGGCAGGCGCAAGCCGCTGCCGCACCGAACGGTGGCCCGGCCTCACCGCGCACCGTGCATCCGGTCGCACCGCTGGTCAGTGGTGTCGCCTGGCAGCACGGCAAGGTCTGGACCGACCAGCAACTCGACGGTCTCGCCGGTGATCTTGCCGGGGCGAAGGACGCGCTGCAGATCCGCACCGTGCTCACCGCCGGGCGTGGGGTCACGTTCTACCTCGAAGACCAGATGCACGCCGCCGCTGTCACCGGCTTCTCGGTGATGGTCGACGCCCGCAACGCCACCTTGTCGTTCATCACGATGGGCGACGGCCGGGTGTGCGCGGTGTGCGACTCCTACGCGGCCGGTTCGCCGTATGACCCGGCCGACTTCCCCGAACCTCCGGTGCACGGCGCCTGCCGCTGCTGGCCGGAACAGTACGCCCTCGCCGCCTGACCCCCGGAGCCATCGTGACCCTGCACCTCGGCAAGCGTGACCACGTCCATGACCCGCGCGACCTTCTCCTGGCCCGCTACACCGCCGAGCTACCGCCGCTGCCCTCCGGGCCGCTCGGGCACGCGAACCTGCTGCCTGCGGACGGCTGGGGGATGCTCGGCAACGACACGGCCGGCGACTGTGTTTGGGCCGGTGGCGACCACGAAGAGATGCTCTGGAACGCCGAAGCGAAACGCACCGTCACCTTCACCACCGACGACGCGATCGGTGACTACTCGGCGTGCACCGGCTACAACCCGGCCGACCCGTCGACCGACCAGGGCACCGACATGCGCACCGCCATGCTCTACCGCAAGAGCACCGGCCTGCTCGACGCGACCGGCAAGCGGCACAAGATCGAAGCGTTCACCGCGCTCGCCGCCGGTGACCTGAACCAGATCAAGACCTCACTGCTGCTGTTCTCGGTCGCGGCGGTCGGCATCCAGTTCCCCGGCTACGCGATGGACCAGTTCAACGCCGGGCAGCCGTGGACCGTCAAGCGCGGGTCGATCGAAGGCGGCCACTACGTGCCGGTCGTCTACTTCGATCCGACCACCGGCTACTTCTGGTGTGTCACCTGGGGCCGGATCCAGCTGGTCACCCCGGCGTTCCTCGCCAAGTACATGGACGAAGCGTATGCGCCGCTGGCTGTCGACGCCCGCAAGCGTGGGAAGACGCTGGACGGTTTCAACTACACCGAGCTCAAAGCGGACCTCCGCTCCCTCGCTGCCTGACTAGGAGTCGCGTTGTCTGCCTACTGGACCAACCACGGCAAGGCCGACGTCATGTCGGGCGGGATCTCCGGGCGTCAGTTTCGTCTCGTCCTGGTCACCTCCGCCCCGGCCAGTGCGGGTGTGGCGGCGGACCTGAACGTCACGGCGGACATCACGGCGGACGAGTGCACCTTCACCAACTACGCCCGGCAGACTCTCGCTTCGGTCGCGGTCACCGAGGACGACACGAACGACTGGGCGAAGCTGGCTGCGTCCGACCCGTCGACCTACACGGCTGCGGGTGGCGCGACCAACAACACCATCGTCGGCGCGTGGGTGGTCCGGCGTATCACGACCGGTTCGGACACCGACGCCTCGGACATCTTGTGGTGCTTTCTGGGCTTGCCGTCCGGGCAGCCGACGAACGGCGGGGACATCAACCTGCACTTCGGTGCCAACGGGATTTCGACGGGTGCCTGATGACGCTTCTAGGTTGGTTGACCAACCCCGCTGCATACCCCGGTGCGTAACGGATGGCCGACCAGAAGATCACCGACCTCACGGCACTGACCGGGGCGAATCTCGCCACGGGCGACCAGTTCGTCATGGTCGACGTGTCCGACACCACGATGGACGCGACCGGTACCGACAAGAAGATGTCGGCTGCTGAACTAATCGCGGGAGTCGCGGTTCTGTGCCAGATCGGCGACCCCCACGTCGGTGACGCACGGTCACGAAAGAGCCGTCGACGACTGGAAGGACGCCCACAGGCGAAGCCGTCGACGGCCACAACCAGTGTGCCCAGGGCGGTCTGAGCGATGCCAGCACCCGTCGTCTACAAGTCGTCTGACACATCGGCGCCGACGCTCTCCGGCACGACGGGCAGCCTGGTTGCCCTGCTTGATGCCTGTCTCGTCAACGGCTACGGCTCGAAGTCCGCGGCCGGTTGGACGAAGGCATTCAGCGCGACCAACAAAGGCTCCTACCTGGGTAGCGCCGGGCACTATCTTGACGTAGATGACTCGGGCGCTGGGTCGGGCGTCGCGAAAGAGGCGAACGTCCGCGGCTACGAGGCCATGACCGCTGTCGCGACAGGAACTGGACCGTTCCCGACGACATCGCAAGCCGCCTCACCGGGTCTCTATGTCCGTAAGAGCGCCACAGCAGACGCCACGTCGCGCGGGTGGGTGCTGATCGCGGACGGGACCACCTTCCATTTCTTCGCTCTCACCGGCGACGGACCCGGGTTCTACGCGGGGTTTTCGTTCGGCCGGTTCTACTCGTTCAAGACAGGTGACACCTACCGTTCCTGCATCTTCGCGCACACGGCGACGGGGTCGGCGACGAGCACAGGTCCGGAGATCACAGCGCTTCAGACTTCCATCACCGGCACAACCAGCGGGCTTTACGCGCCGCGGATCGCCGCAGGCACGGGCACTTCAACCAATCAGGGCCTGCTCGGGTTCAGCACGAGCGTGCTCAGCAGCCCCGGGACAGGGCCGAACCCGACCGATGGGAATGTCTACATTTCGCGGCTGTTCGTCGCGGACGGTGGCTCCGGCGACGGTGGGCTGCGCGGCTACCTGCGGGGCATCTACCAGATCATCACCGCCAGCGCCCTGAACGACGGCGACACGTTCACTGGTGCAGGTGACTTCGCTGGCCGCACCTTCACTGTCCTCAAGCGTTCGCTCAGCGGGGCGTACTTCGCGCTGGAAACATCCGCCTGGGATTCGTCGAGCTGAATCAATGGCTGACCTCGGCGTCGTAGGCGCAAGCCTCTCAGCGCGACGCAGCGCAAGTTACACACCGTCAGCACTGGGCGTTCTCGGTGGGGTCAACTACACAGCGAAAGATGCCGAGCCCCTCCCGTTTTCGGTACCTAGCACCGTTGATGTGACGTTAGACACGGCGTCGCTCACCCTCGCCGCGCAGAACGCAACGGCCACCCCGGCCGCCGTCGACGCCACTCTCGACCAAGCCGAACTCTCACTCACGGGACAGGTGGTCAACGCCATCCCCGGCCCGACCGGACAGACCCTCGACGCCGCAGTCCTCACCCTGACCGCGCACGACGGATCCACTACAGCGGGCGCGACGTCCACCACTTTGACGAGCGCCGTCCTCACCCTGACCGGCCAGCAACCCATCGTCACCCCCGGCCCGGCGACCGGCATCCTAGCCAGCGCGACACTCACCCTCACCGCGCAGCCGACCACCACCGCACCCGGTGCCGTCACCGTCACCCTGCCGACCGGCACCCTGACCCTCACCCCGAACAACCTCACCACCGAACCGAGTCCGGTCGACGTCACCCTCGACGCCGCGAACCTCGACCTCACCGCGCAGGAGATCGTCGGCGGCGGCCCACTACTTCCGGTCGTGTTCGTCGTCCGCGACCACCCGTCCGGCTGGATCATCACCGGCCGCCGCTCCCGCTGGACCGTCCGCCCCGCGACCTCGAACTGGCGAACGGAGCCGCGGTGAAAGAGCAGTGGGCCGCCAGTCTGGAGTTCCACCGCTGGGCCGTCGCCGCGACTCTCGACGGCGCACCGCACGACCCGACGCAGGACCCGCTCACCTTCGCCCTGTCCACCGCCACCGACGCAGACCCGGTCGCACCGACTGACGGATTCGTCAACGGCCAGTGGGAAACCGAGGCACCCAGCGTGTACGTCGCGTGCCTGCTCTGTGGCCCGGGCGGCGCGGTCGCACCGACTCCGGGCACGTACTACGTCTGGATGAAGGTCACCGACTCCCCCGAGTCCCCGCTCCGTCTCGTCGACACACTGAAGGTGCGCTGATGGCCACCATCGAAGGCGTTTTCCTCGCCCCCGGCGTCAGTAAGAACGGCCGGCTCTACACGAAGGAAGCCATCGGCCGCGCCGTCACCCGGATGCGTAACCGGCTGTCCTCCGGCGGGCCGCCGATCACCATGCTCACCCATCACGCCGCCGGGGACGACTCCACCCGCATCGCCGCCCGCGTCACCGACGTCTGGGCCGACGCATCTGGCGCCGCGCACTGGCGCGCAGTACTCGCCGAGAACACCGCAGGCCGTGACATCGCCGCGCTCGTCACCCCCGAGCAGCCGTTCCTGTCCAACGTGTCCATCCGCGGATGGTGGGTCGGTCCGGTCCGCACCGAGACCGTCGACGGCACCGAACTCGACGTCGCCGATGACATCGAGGTCGACGGCATCGACTTCACCAAGAACCCCGGCGTCACCGCCGCCCGGATCACCTCGGCCGAGACCGAGACCCGCTCCTACATCACGGAAAGCGTGGAGGTTCGCCTCATGACCGAAACGACCGAGGCGACCTACGCCGACCCCGGATACCGCAACGGCGAGAAGCGACTGCCGCTCGGCAACCGCCGTGAGATCCTCGCCGCCTGGGCCGTCTCACAGACCGACGAGACCTACACGCCCAACCAGATCAAACGCATCCGCGGCCGGGTCAAAGCCGCCGCCGACAAGGCGGGGTTCGACGTCGTCGCCGAGACCGACGCGCAGATCGCCGTCACCACCGAGGCGCTGGAAGAGGCGTACGCGTCGATGAACCTCGATGCCGGCGCCGGGGACATCCGCGTCTCCGGCTACGTCAATGACCCGTCGCAGCTGACCGCGGTCGCCCGCAAGGTCGCGTTGGCCGCGCTTGCCGGGATGGCCGCACTCGACCCCGATCAAGACGGCGACATCGACATCGACCCCGCCGACGAAACTGCCCCGGCCGCGCCCGCGGTCGAGGAGACCATCGACAAGGAGGCCCTTGTGGGCACCGAGACCACCACGGCCACCGAGTCGGCCGTTCCCGCACCGCCCAAGCCGTTCGACCAGATGAACGAGCAGGAACTGCGCGAGTACGCGGCGTCCCTGCACACCAAGCCGGTCGAAGAGACCGAGACGCCGGAAGGCGAGACGACTGAGACCGTCGTCGCGCCGCTCACCGCGGACAACGTCAAGACCATCGTCGCCGAGGCCATCGCCGAAGCCGTCAAGGCCCTCGGCGAGAAGCCGGCCGAAGAGACGACCGAGACGGCAGAGGTCAGCGAGCGCGACGCGCTCAAGGCCGAGGTCACCAAAGAGGTCGTCGCCGAGGTCGCGCAGATGATCGCCAAGTCCGGCATGCGCAAGGGCCTGGTCAAGGTCGCCGAGACCGACGAGCCGGCCAAGCCACTGCACACCATGACCGACGAAGAGTTCCGCGCCTACCGCAACGACACGCTCGGCGCGCTGCTCCCCTCCTGATCACACCCTTCACCACAACCCCAACCGACCGCCGCTTAGCGGTGCCGCCACGGCAGTGATGGTCACGCAGGCCTCGTCATCCGACGGGGCCTTTGTCATGACCTGAAAGGGGCTCTCATGAGCACCGAGCTCGAGGAGGCGCTGACCGCCGCTGGCGTGTCCGCACTCATCCAGAAGCAGATCGACCCCCTCCTGCTGGAGTACCAACGCCGCTACGCACCACTGTTGCGCGCGCTGCCCTCCATCAAGTGGGGATCGACGCGCTACAACTTCAACCAGCGCACCTCTCGGGTGCCTGGCGGCGCTGTCCGTGACGGCGGCGCACGACCGGTCGGCGCGAGCGTCTACGCGCAGTCCGGCTTCGACGTCAAGAACTTCCAGGCCGTCGGTGCCGTCACCGGCTTCGCCCAGGAAGTGACCCGCGACCTCATCGGCGACCTGCGCGCCCGTGAGATCGAAGGCGCCGTCCAGTCCCTGCTGTGGGACCTGGAGACCTCCGTCTGCTGGGGTAACGCCGCGTCCACCAACGACGGCGCCTACCCGAACTTCGACGGTCTGGACACCCAGGCGTCGACGTTCTCCGGCACCGGCCAGAACGCGGTCGACACGTCCTCGACGGTCGCAGCGTTCTCCCTCGCCCACCTCGACCAGCTGATCGACCTCGTCGAGTCCAACGCCTCCGCCCCGGTGGAAGGCAGCGACTGGATGTTCGTCACGTCATCCACGGTCAACTCGAAGTTGGCGCAGGTGTTGCAGAACCAGCAGCGCTTCGTGCAGTCCGGTCTGGGCACCGTCGAGGTCGCATCCGGCCTCATCGTGCCGAGCTACCGCAACGTGCCGGTGGTCAAGTCGTCGTTCCTCAACGCGCGTTCGATCGCGATGACCACGGTGTCCTCGGCGACGGCCACCACTGGTGGGACGCTCGCGGCCGGCACCTACAAGTACGTCGTGTCCGCGGTCATCGCCCGGATGGGTGAGACCGAGGCCAGCGCCGAGGTGTCACAGACGACCTCCGGCTCCACGTCGACGGTGACGCTGTCGTTCACCCCGCCGACCGGCTTCGAGAACGGCACCGCGCTGGTCTACAAGGTCTACCGGACCAGCGGGTCGACCGGCACCGAGACACTGCTCGGCTACGTCGATGCGGTCGTCGGTCTTGCCGGTGACGGTGTCACCCCGATCGTTGCCACGTCGATCGTCGACACCGGCACCGCCTTGGTGCCGCAGAACGGTGCGACAGTTCCCTCCACGTTGCCGACGTCGTACTACGGCACGAACACCGGTCACAAGCCGCGTGTCACCGGCGGTGAGGACATCTACCTCATCTCCCGCAACCGTGACAACGTGATCCGGCCGTTCGTCCGGGACATCACCCCGGTGGACGTCTACCCGACGACCTCCAGCCCGGACAGCCTGCCGTTCGCGCTCGTGTCCGACACCTGTCTCGCGGTCCGCGCCCCGAAGTACATGGGTCGCTACCGCAATGTAACTGCCTCGATCGCCCCGTCCTAACCGGGACGACACGCCGTCACGTTAACCGATAGTGACCCTGCTTACTTGTAGGGTTGCTAGGTGACTGAATGCGTGATCGAAGGCTGCGACGCCCCGCGTAAGACACGGGGCATGTGCAACAAGCACTACCTGCGCTGGTGGTCCGCCACCGACTCTGCCAGCAGGCAACCGCCCGACGTGTCTCTCACGTCACGGTGGGAGCCGGTGGTGGATCGCCTGCGTCGCTACATCGCCGAACAGCCGAACGGTTGCTGGCACTGGACGGGGCACGTCAATGCCTACGGGTACGGCCAAACGAAGATTTCTGGTCGCATGCGGATGGCGCATCGTGCGATGTACGAGGCCGCTCGCGGCGCGATTCCACCGCAACACGACCTCGACCATCGGTGCCACAACAACGATCCCGACTGCCATGCAGGCACGCGTTGTCCGCATCGACGTTGCGTCAACCCAGATCACCTAGAGCCGGTACGCCGGGTCGTCAATAACGACCGTCAACAGGAGCACAAAACGCACTGTCGTCACGGACATCCCCTGTCCGGCGACAACCTGCTGGTTGACGCACGAGGTGCCCGGCAATGTCGGGCATGTTCACGCCGCCGCAGCGCGGAACACCGCTCGCGCTTCGGGGCTCCCTGACCTGAGTGGGCCGGTCCCGGGGGGAGGGTCGGCCCACTCAGCACCCCTCGAAGGAGCGACATGACGCAGTTGCGCAAGGACCAGCCGGGCTCCGCGCCCGGTGGCTATACCTGGGAAGGACCGGACGACGTCGTCGACGTCCCGCCGGACCTCGCCCACGAGCTACTCCGCCAGCCCGACGGCGGTTTCCACGAGGTGTTCGACACCGACACGGACGCGGGAGCAGCGGCAGCCGAGCAGGAGGCCAAGGAAACGGCCGAGCGTGAGGCGGCAGCGAAGGAAGCGCAGGAGACCGAGCGGCCGAAGATCCCGACCCACAAGGCGGACCTGCAGGCACTCGCCCGCGAGCTCGAACTGTCCGACGAGGGAACGGTCCCCGAGTTGACCGCGCGGATCGAGGCGCACTACGCCGCGAAGACGCCGATCACCGAGCCCGACCCGAACGCACATTCCTAAGTCGAGCGGAGGCGAGTCATGACCGCGCTCGCCTCCGCCACCGACGTCACCGATCTCGGCTACGGCACCCTCGTCCGCGGCATTGCTCCCCCCGCGCTGGACAAGCTGGTCGCCCGGGCCTCGCGCACCGTCGAGTCGAAGTGCACCCGGCGGTTCGCCCCGTTCACCATCACCGAAAGCGTCCGCGCCGACGGCATCGACCCGGCCGCCATCGAGACCGCCGGCTGGCCGCTCGACCTCATCGCCGCTCTCGGTCAGTCGCGTTCCCGCGCCTACGGCGAGTCCACCCTCGTCCGCGACGTGTGGCTGTCCGAGTACGCGCCGATCTACCCGGAGTTGTGGACCTACTCGAACGTGTCGATCGTGCTCGCCCGGGCCTTCGGCGACACCCAGGACGTGCTGGCATCCTCGCTGGAAGGGCCCGAACCCGACTCCGGGCATTTCCGGTTCCGGCTCGGCACCTTCGTCCCGATCGGCACCACCGTGCGGATCACCTACTCCGGCGGCTACACCGTGTCGATCCCGGACGATCTCGTCCAGGCCACCGTCATGCAGACCGCGCTGTTCGCTGTGCTCGCCGCCGAGCCGCAGCAACGCAAAGATTTCAAGGGCAGCCTCGACGAACTGAAAGGCCAGATCGACGACCTGCTCTGCCCGTATCAGCGATGACCGTCCTGCAGATCGTCCCCGTCGACGGGGGCCTCGCCGACGTGCTCACCGCCTGGGAGTCCCGGGTCCTGTCGATCGCGAAGGCCTACACCGCGATCGTCGCCGACTTCCACATGATCGAGGCGCGCAGGTTCAACGCCGAGGGTCCCGGCTGGGAGCCGCTCGCCGGCCCGACCGTCGCTGACCGTGAACGCCTCGGCTACGGCGGGGAGCATCCGATCCTGGTCCGCACCGACCGGCTCGCCCTGTCGCTGACCCGCTCCGAAGGTGCGGAGAGCGGCGACAGCGTGTTCCGGGTCGAACCTGACGGGTTCTTCGTCGGCACCGCCGTCCCGTACGCGCACTGGCATCAGACCGGCGGCACCACCGAGGACCGGCCACCGAAACGGCAGCTGGTCGAGATCAGCGAGCCGGACAAGGTCCGGTGGATGAGCATCCTCGGCCGTTACCTCGCCCACGGCGCGCTCGACGTCGTCGTCACCTCCCCGGCAGGGCCGCGATGAGCGACAACCCGTTCTTCCCGGCCACCGGAGTGTTCGACAGCATCGTCACCCCGGCCGACGTCCGTGCCGCTGCCCGCGACACCCTCAAGGTCTGGCTGTCCACCTACATCACCGAGGTCGGCCGGCAGAAGGGCCTCGAACTCGACCCGATCCAGGACTGGACCGTCCGTCAGCAGTACCGCACCCTGTCGATCGGCGAGTCCCCGGCCTGCTGGGTCACCGGCCTCGGCACCCTGGCCAAACCCACCCGCAAAGGCGACGGCACCTACCTCGTCCCGTGGGGCATCGAGGTCGACGTTCTCGTCTGGGGCGACGACTTCGAAGCCACCGAGGACCTCGTCGGCCACTACGCCGCCGCCTGCATCGCCACCCTCGTCCAGCATCAGGACCTCGGCGGCATCGCCGAGACGACCACCTGGACCGGCTACCGCTACACCGAGGTCGAGCACTCCTCGACCCGCACCCTCGGCGTTGGCCGGCTCACCTTCACGGTGACCGTCGACAACGTCGTCAACTCCTCGGCCGGGCCGTCCGACCCCACCGTCCCGGTGACCGTGCCGCCACTTGTCCAGACCGTCGCCGTCAACGTGCAGGAGCAACCGTGACCCGCAAGAAAGAGCCGGAGCCCACACAGACATACGGCGTGGTCGCCACCCACCCGATCGACCTCCCGGGCGGCCGGGAGGGCGTCCCCGGCCAGCAAGTGACGTTGGCCGCCGAGGACGCCGCACCACTGCTCGCCGACGGCCATCTGGTGCCGATCGAGCCGAACCTGTCCGACCCCGTCGAGACCGCGACCAAGTAGGAGAACGCAATGACCGCACCTGGCGTGACCGTCACGGTCTCGAACGCCCCGGCACCGTCGGCCAACCCCGGCGACACCGGCACCTATTTCCTCATCGGCGCCTCCCAGCGGGGCCCGGTCGGGTCCGTCATCGAGATCGACTCGATGGCCGACTTCGCCACCAAGCTCGGCGCCCGGCTGTCCACCTCGCTCGCGTATGACTGCGCGGACATCTTCTTCCGCGAGGGCGGCTCGAGGATCCTGTTCTCCCGCTACACCGGACCGGCGGCGGCGAAGGCCACCCTGACGCTGGTCGACCGCGCCGGCAGCCCGCTGAACACGTTGCGGGTGGACGCCACTCCTGGTTCGGACGGCAACAACATCAAGGTGTCGGTCGCCAACGGCTCGGTCGCCAACACGTTCGTCATCTCGGTGCTCTACAACAACGTCGTCGTCGAGACCTCGACGCTGTGCGGTGCACCGGCGGACGCTGCCGCGTGGAGCACGAAGTCGAACTACGTCACCATCACCGACCTCGCGTCCGCGACCGCCGCGCCGAACAACAACCCGGCCGTCATCTCCGCCACCGCGCTGACCGGCGGCTCCGACGACATCTCGAACATCACCGACACGCAGAAGGTCAACGCGGTGGCGGTGTTCACCGGCGACCTCGGTCCCGGCCAGATCTCGGTGTCCGGTTCGACGTCGTCGACCGTGCACGCCGCGGTGTATGCCAACGCGATCGCCAACAACCGGGTGGCGCTGCTCGACGCGACCGACACGGCGACCGCCTCGACGATCACCGCGCTCGCGGCCACCGACCAGGCGGCAGCGAGCGACGCGTCCTACGGCACGCTGCTCGCACCGTGGGTGACCTACCCGCCGGTCGCCACCGGCACCGCGGTCGTCCCGCCGCCGCGCACCGTCCCGCCGAGCGCGTGCGTCGCCGCGCTGATGGCCCGTAACGACGGGGTGAACGACGCCAACCGCGCCGCAGCCGGCCAGAACGGCTTGCTCACCGCCGCGCTCGGTGTCACCCGCACCTATGTCGACAGTGACCTCGACGCGCTCAACACGGCCGGTGTGTGCGTCATCCGCAACGTCACCAACGGCGGCGGCATTCAGCTGTACGGCTACCGGTCGCTGTCCCTCGACCCCAACTGGGTGGACCTGGCCAACGTCCGGTTCCGGATGCAGCTGGTGTTCGAGGGACAGACCATCGGCCAGGGCTTCATGTTCGCCCAAATCGACGGTCAGGGTCACACCATCGCCGCGTTCAACGGTGCGCTGGCCGCGAACCTCGCCGGCCACTGGGCCGCGGGCTCGCTGTACGGCGCCACCGCCGACCAGGCGTTCGCGGTCAACACCGACGCGACCGTCAACACCCCGACGACGATCGCCAACCGGGAACTGCACGCTGTGCAGTCGGTGAAGATGTCGCCGTCCGCCGAGCACGTCTTCGAGACCATCGTCCGCTACCCGGTCACCACGCCGCTCGCGGCCTGACACAGAAGAAAGGGTCACTGAGCGATGAGCACCAAGCAGCAGTACTTGTATACGGTCACCGTGGACGGCCAGGTCATCGGCGTCTTCGACACCATGACCGGCGGCGACGCACTCGCCCCGTCGGCCAAGCACCGTCCGGGCGGGATGGGGCCGGAGAAGTCCTTCGCCGCGCTCGCGTCCTACTCCACCGTCACCGTCTCCCGCGTCTACGAACGTGAGCGGGACCACGCGCTGCTCAAGCAGCTGACCGGTAAGGCCGGTCTGGTCAAGGGCAGCGTGTCCGAGCAGCCGCTCGGCTCCGACGGCAAGGCGTGGGGCAAGCCGACGATCTACGCCGGCCGGTTCCTCGGCGTGAAGCGCGGCGACGGTGATTCCACCTCGTCCGACCCGCGCATGTTCGAGCTCGACATCGACCCCGTGACGGTGACGTAGCCACATTCACGCTCAATTCCTAGTTCGCAGTACCTCCTCTCCCCCTAGGAGTACTTCATGACCGCGACCGTCACCACCGGTGAGACACCGGCTGCCGCCGGGTCGCCGCTCGCGTCCCTGCGTGACCGCAAGGCCAAACTCGTCGAGAAGCTCTACCTCGACCTGAAAGTGCCGAGATGGGACGACGACGGCGGCCCGGCGATCTTCGTGCGCTACCACCCGGCGAAGCTCGGCAAGGTCGCCAGCGCATCCACCTTGCGCGAGAAGCAGCGCAAGCAGTGGGGCGACGACTGGGCGCTGATCGCCCAGGCCGACGTCCTCATTGACTGCTGCGCCGGCATCTACGCGTCGGAGAACGGCAAGCGCGCCGACGACCCCGAGGTCGGTGACGTCTACAGTCTGCGCCCCGGTGACCCGACCGGCGACTGGACGACCTTCGACCCTGACCTGGCTGCCAACCTCGGGCTGGACGAGCATGCTGGGGCGGTTGCCACCTGCCGGGCGCTTTACCTCACGGAAGGTGACCTCACCCTCGCCTACACCGCGCTGATCGCCTGGTCCGGCGACGTCTCCGACGACACGGAGGAGACGAACCGGGGAAACTAGCCGACGACCCCGCCGTGAAGACGGCGGCGGTCGCGATGCTCCTCGGCTGGTCCGACCCGGTAGGGCTGATGGCACTGTCCCCCGAGGACTACGAGATCGCGTTCCAGATCATCGACAAAGCGTCCAAAATGGACGGCGAACGACGTCAAGCCGAACTCAAGGCCCTCGCCGAGAGCATCGGCAACCATGTGGGCGGAATCGTGTCGCGCCAGATCACCGCGCTGGCCAAAGCCCTGCGATAATCGACCGATGCGGCCATCACGCCGAGCGGTCCGCCGGGTGCTGCACGACGTCGCCCTGGCCATGCCACCTCACGACGAGGTGCGCCTGGTCGGCGCGTTCAACCAGGCACTGTCCGTCGACAGCCTCGACGACGTGCCCGCGTCGATGGTGCTCGACTTCGCCGGCATCCACACCGCCACCGAACTGCTGGCCGTCATGCGCGGCCTGTCCACCTCCTCGGTGGTCGCCGCGCTCGGCTGGGCTGTGAACGCCTACGACGCCACCGCGGACGACGTCCGGGCGTGCGTTGTCATCGCCGCCGCCGACCAGACGCACCCGATCCCACCTTCACTACTGACCTGACCGACCGTTCCCGGAGGACCTCATGTCCGGGAACATCGAGGAGGTCGGCGCCCGGCTGATCCTGGCCGGCAAGCGGCAGATGCTCGCCGGTCTCAAAGAGGTCAAGACCGCCACCAAGGACCTGACCGCGACCACGGTCAAGGGCAGCGAAGAGATCGCCGCCGCGCAGAAGGCGCAAGCCGCTGCCGCCGCCGAGTATGCGAAGGCGTCGCAGGCGTCCGCCGATGCGGTCACCAAGGCGATGGCGGCCCGCAACGCCGCGGTCAAGGCTGCCGCCGGCACCGACGCCGACGCTGCTGCCGCCGCGAAGGCGTACAGCGCGGCGATGGA